GGCGCAGCGCGCGGCAACGGGGCCGATGCGCCGGTCAATCGCGGCGAAGCGGCGGTCGCCCGGTTTCGGGGCCGTATCCCCGGCCTTCCCGCCAAGGCCGGCTGACCGCCGCCTTTTCCCCCATGCCCGTGGGGCGGCCATGCGCCGCCCTTTCATGAAAGGATATCATCATGGCTTATGAAAAGGCCGGTTATACCCAGGAAAGCGCCTATAATCCTGTCCATTTGCTCGCATCTGGCGGTTACACGACCCGCAAGGTCACCATATTGTCGGGCCAGGTGCTGATCGCCGGCGCGGTTCTCGGCGCGCTGGTCAGCGGTCTCGCGGCGACCGCCGGCAACCCGATCAGCGGCACCGGCGCGACTCCCGGCAATGGTTCGCTGGGCGCACTGACCGTCGACAATGGTGCACCCGTCGGTGACTGGATGGTGCGTTTCAACGACGCCACGCATTTCGACGTGCTGCGGCCCGACGGGACGATCGAAGGTGTCGGTGTGCTGGGGACCGCCTATAATGGCGGAATCAACTTCAACGGGACGGCCGGAGGAACCGCATTCGTCGAGGACGATCGCATCATCGTCACCGTCGACAATGACGATGCAGTGACGAAGCATAAATTGTCGCTGAAAGCCGCGACCGATGGATCGCAGGCGCCGGACACGGTGCTGGCCTATGATTGCGACGCCACCGGCGGCGATGTCGAGGCGATCGCCTATGAGACGGCGACGGTCGTCGCCGGCGCGTTGATGCTGGGCACCGGTCATACGATCGCCAGCATCCGCGAACCCCTGCGCCTGAAAGGCATCCTGATCGACGACTGATCCCGTCAACACCCATCCCGGCCCACGGGTCGCACCCCGGTTCCCCTGTGGAACCGGGGTTTTTCTTTGAGAGGCAAGGCAATGACCGACGCACTTTACGGCACCGAAGAATTGCTGCCGATGGTGGACTCGCTGTTCATCCCCGGCAATTTCCTGATGCGCATCGCCTTTCCCGGCATGTTGGAATTCGACACCGAACAGGTGTCGATGGACCGCGTGCTGGACGATCTGCGGATGGCGCCGCTGGTATCGCCCTATTCGCCGGGCAAGGTCCAGCAGCCGCGCGGCTATCAGAAGGAAAGCATTGTTCCGGCCTATGTGAAGCCGCGCAATCCCGTGCCGGCAAGCCAGGTGATGAAGCGCCTGCCCGGCGAAAAGCCGTGGGGCGACATGAGCGCGGCGGAGCGCCATGAACTGATCATTTTCGACCTGTTGATGAAGCAGCGCAGCAAGATCGACCGGCGCTGCGAATGGATGGCAGCGTCGGTGCTGAAGAGCGGCACTCTGATGCTGGCGAGTCCTGATTATCCGGCGACCACGGTCGATTATCAGCGCACCGGGTCGCTGACCAAGGCGCTGCTGACCACCGACCGGTGGGGCGAGACCGGCGTTTCGCCCTATGACGATGTCGACGAATGGGTGAACGAAGTCGGCGAGGAAAGCGGCGCGGCGGTCAACATCGTCGGCATGGATCGCAAGGCCTGGAAGCTCTACATCGCCGATCCCAAGTCGAAGACCGCGCTCGACAACACGCTGGGCCAGAGCAGCGTCGCCTATGAACTGGGCCTGACGGTGCAGTTGCCCGGATCGCCCGTGTTCAAGGGGCGGGACGGCAATATCGAATTCTATGTCTATAACGACAAGTTCGAAAATGACGCTGGCGATATCGAGGCACTGTTGCCCGACTATAGCGTCGTGCTGATCAGCCAGGGCGGGATCGAGGGGGTGATGGCCTATGGCCTGATCCAGGACGCCCGCAACGGCTTTGGCAAGGCGGCCTATTTCGCGAAAAACTGGATCAATGACGATACCGGCGCGGAACTGGTCGAGACCGCGTCGGCACCGCTCCCTGTGCCCAAGCGGATCAACGCGACGCTGTTCGCCACGGTTCGCTGACGGGCGGCCCTGCCCCGCCCCTGTCGGGCCGTCGTCCTGCACGACGGCGGCCCCTTTATTCGTGCAAAAGGAGGCTGTCATGGCCACGAAAATGATCCTGATCGCCGCCGCCCAGATCCGTGGCGGGATCGCCAAGGGCAAGGGGGGCGAGGTTGAACGCCATGTCGCCGAAAAGGGCGATCACCTGACCGCTGCCGTGCTCAAGAAACTGGGCCTGGGCGCCACCGACGTCGATGCGCTGACCGCCCGCGGGACGATCATCGAGCGATCCGCGCTTCAGGCGGATAGCGACGGCGAGTCCGACCTGGACGTGCTGTCCGGCGCCGAGCTGGAGGCGGTGCTCCTGATGCGCAAGGTGCCGATCCCCGCCGGCAGCGACAAGCCGGCGCTGATCGCGCTGGTGAAAGCCGACGGGGCAGCCTGAACCATGCCGGTCGAGAGCGCCGCCGACCTGGCCTGCTTCTTCAATGTGGAAGAATTTGCAGAGCTGGCCATCTATACGCCGGTCGGCGGCGCTCCCTTGCCTGCATTTGCAGTCGTGCATTCGGTGCTGCCGCCGCCGGAATCACCATCAGTCCACCATTTCCTGATCCGCGTCGTGGATGTCCCGGTGCCGATCGTCGGCGACCTGTTGCTGCTGGGCGACGTCCGATACCAGATCGCGGCAGACCCCAAGCGTGTGTCCCAAAGCCTGGCATGGTGGTGCACCGCAATCCCCTGCACGGCGGAGGTCGTGTTCCAACGTTCGTCAGGTGAAACGGAGGACGCGTTCGGCAAGGCGCGTCCGATGTGGGCGGAATATAGCCGCGTCTGGGCCGCGATCCGCTATGCCGAGGGGAAGGAAGAACGCACGGCCGCGCATGAAGCGGGGGCTGCGGCGGCTACGTTCAGCGTCGCGCGAACGGCGACCATGGCGGGATTGCGTGTCACGGACCGGTTGCTGTTCGACGATGCGGACTGGGACATCAGCAGCGTCACGCCTTCCCGGCAATTTGGCGATGGCGCGATCGACGTGGTCGCGACACGGGCGGCGCGCTGATGATCGGGTTCGAGCTTCGCGGCACGGATGCGGCGGTGGCCGCCATTCGCAACATTCGCGCGAAAGTGACCGATGATACGGTCCGTCCGATCGCGCTGGCCGCGCTGGAGCCAGTGGCTGAGGAAGCCCGCGTGCTGGTGCCGGTGCGCAGCGGAAACCTGCGCAGCGACATCGCGGTCAGCCCGACGCTCCCCAATGGCGAAGACGCGGGGTATCACGGCCGCGCGGTGTTCGTGGGGACATTCGGCAGCGACGACTGGTATGCCTGGGATGTCGAGATGGGTGGGGTCAACCGGCGCGCCAATCCATTTCTGGTGCCGGCGGTCGAGACCAAGGCGCCGATGGTGTTCGACCTGCTGGGCGAAGGCGTCGGCCGGCTGATATTGGGGGCCGTATGATGGAAGAAGCCTTGCTGAAGCGCCTGCGCGGCGCGGAGGCCATCCAGAGCGTCGCGGGCACCCATAACGGCCGAGCCACCATCGATTTTGAGGAACGTCCCTCCAACGACATGGCCGCTTTTCCTGCGGCGGTCCTGTCGATCGTCGCAGGCGGGCGCCTCTATGATCAGGATGGTGTGACGCGGTTCCGGCAATCGCGTGTCCGGTTCGAGACCTTCGGGCTGGATTATGGGCAGGCGCGATTGTTGCTGCGCGCGATCACCGGCGTGGTCGAGCAGCCGGCGGCGATCGACGATGTGCGTTTTCATCAAGCGAAGCTGGTGCTGGAGCGCGACGGCGGCGTGGACGACATTCCCGGCGGCCTGCGCGTCAGCCGGATCATCGCGGATTTCAATATTCCCGCAACTCTAAGCTAGAAGGAACAGGATCATGGCTGAAGGTGATGGCGTCCTTAGCGACGGCACCGAAGTGTGGCTGACGGCCGCCAGCGACACGCTGACGAAGGTCAAAGGATTGTTGACCGTCAATCGGCCGAACCTGACGGTGGCCAAGGTCGAAACGACCGATCATGACAGCGGGAAGACGAAGGAATATATCCCCGGCCATGGCGACTGGCCCGAGTTGTCTTTCACGGTGAAATATGAGCCGGGCAGTCCGACCGACCTGTTGATCAACGAGCATTTGCTGAGCCGCGAAAAGCGGCCGTTCAAGATCGTCACGGTCAGCGAGGATGGGACGACCGAGGATAATGCAGGTTCCGTCTTCCTGATGAGCTATGTCCCGGACAATGCCCCGCTGGGCGCTGCCCGAACCGCAACGGTTACCGGTCAGCCGTCGGCGATCACCCAGGCCGCCACGCCGGTGACGCCGTAATGGGCAACGCGCTGGAGGGCACCGCCAGGTTTTCCTATGGCGGTCAGACCTATCATCTGGTCCTGAGCAACCGCGTGTGGATCGATGCCGAAAGCGTGCTGGGCTATTCGATCCTCGACGCGGTGGAGGAATTGCGGGCCGCGTTGCAGACGGGGCGCAACCCCCGGCTGAAGACGATGTGCGCGATCGTCTATGGCGGGCTGTGCCGGCAGCATCCCGACATCAGCGAGGATGATGTCGTCGATATGTTCCTGAGCGGCGACAAGGGCTTTCGCGACGCCGTGCTGGAGGCGATGCAGGGTGCCCAACTGCCCGATGCGCCCACTGGTGCAGTGGCGAGTGCGGTGGGAAAGGCGCCTGGGGCAAAGGCGCCGACGGGAAAGACGGGCGCGCGCAAATCGGCTGGAACTGGGAAGAAATCTTCCAGAAATGGTGCCAAGCCGGCTACCCGCCGCCCGCGTTCCTAGATTCGACGCCCCGTGCCACCATCCTGGCGTTGTATGGTGCTCGGGAGCGGGGCGAGGCCGAGCAGCGCAATCATATCGTCGGAGCGTGGCTCTGCGGATTGCTGAGCCAGGTCGATCCGCGCGGCTATCCCAAGCTTGAATCGATGCTGGCTGAGTCCACGCCCGCGCAACCGCCCGCCACGCCGGCGGAATCAAGCCATAATGCCCGGCTTTGGGGCATGTGGCTGAAGCAGCAGAACAAGGGTCGGGTCTGACCTGATCCGGCCCGGTCCCACAAAATCTCCATCATCAGAGGGCGGCATGAACGGCACCATTGCATCCATGAATGCGGCGCTGCGCTGGGATCTGGGCGATTTCGACCGGGGCACCGCACATATCGAAGGCGTGTTCGGCAAGCTGCGCGGCCTGGCATCCGACATGAGCGACGCCTTTGTGCAGTTCGGCCGGCGGATGACGCTGGGGATCAGCGTGCCAACGGCGGCGATCGCGCTCTACACCGTCAACGCCGCCTCCGACGTCAAGGAAATGCAATCGGCGTTCGACTATACGTTCGGCGCGATGTCGGCGCGCATGAACAAGTGGGCGGAAGACACCGGCGACGCCATGGGCCGGTCGACCGACGAGATGCAGAAGGGCGCGCTGGCGATGGGCCAGTTGTTCACAAAGGCCGCGCCGACCGAAGAAGCGGCGGCGCGGCTGTCGCAGCGATTCGCGACCCTGGCGCAGGATGCATCCTCCTTCTTCAACACTGATTATGACACGGCGCTGGATAAAATCCGATCCGGCCTGTCCGGAGAATCGGAGCCGCTGCGCGCATTTGGCGTCTTTCTGAACGAAGCCGCGGTCGAGGCGAAGGGGCTGGAACTGGGTCTCATCAAGACGGGCCAGTCCCTGAATGAAATGGGCAAGATCATGGCGCGCGCCGCCCTGATACAGGAAGGATTGTCGGTCGCCACCGGTGATGTCGTCCGCACATCCGACAGCTTCGCCAACCGTGTGCGCGCGCTGATCGGTGATATCCATGAACTGGTGGTGGAGCTGGGCGAGCGATTTCTGCCGGTGGCCGAGAAAATCGTGGGCTGGTTACAGGCCGCCGCGCGATGGGTGCAGGCGCTGCCGGAGCCGGTGAAGGACATGGCAGTCAGTTTCGCGGCGGTGCTGGCCGTGATCGGACCGTTATCGCTGGCGCTGTCGGCGCTGGTCGTCACGGTGTTGCCGCTGTTTCTGGCGCGGATGTCGCCGATATTCTTCATCGTCAGTGCGATCATCAATCCGCTGGGGACAGCGGTCATAACATTATTGCGATTTGCCGCTTCCTGGACCGTTTTGAGCACCGCGCTGTCATTCGCCGGCGGGCTATTGCTGCGGGCCAGCGGGTTGTTGCTGGCGACGCCATGGGGCCGCGCGCTGGCATTGATGCTGTTGTTCAAGGATCGCGTGGTCGCGGCATTCGGCGCGATCTGGCGGGAAGCGCAGGAAAAGCTGGGGCCGGCTTTCGAACAGATGCTGGCGCGCCTCGGACAGGCGATCGAGGATCTGACGGCGATGTTTGATGATCTGGCCCGCAGTCCAGTCGGGCAGATGCTGGCCAAGCTGGTCAGCATGGTCGGGGATGTCGTTCAGGCCTTCATCGAACTGGCGGGATCGGCAGTGATCGGCGCGATCGAGCAATTGATGGCGACGATCGGGACTCTCGCCCAAATGATGTCCAGCAGCGTCGCGTTGATCCGCGCACTGATCAGCGGTGACTGGTCCAGGGCCTGGGATTTGGCGGCCAGCATCGTCGGCACGGCGATGATGCGTATCGCCGAATGGATCAAGTGGATCATGCCCGGTTTGGCGTCGGTGCTCACGATGCTGGGCCGGTTGATGGGTGGTTCGCTGGACGCGAAGCCGGTCCAGATGGGTGCGGCCCCCACTTCCGGCGCGAAGAAGGGAGACGGTGACAACCTGTTTTCCGGCAGCGGCAATTATGCCGAAGCGGGAAAAGCCAAGACGAAGACGGCGACGGGGCCGAGCGCGGAGGATCTGGCCTGGCGGCGCGAGGACATCCGTTTGCAGCAGGCCTTCGACGTCGCGCGCGAAAGCGGCAACCAGGACGAAGAGCGGGCGCTGCGCCGGCAGATGGAAAAGCGCGACCGCATCCAGGACTATCGTCGCGCGGGCCTGGCGCTGGCGCTGGCGACGACCGCTGCTGAAAAAGACATGCTGGAACTGGACGCGGCGAAGGCGATCGCGCGGGCCAAGGCGATCGAAAGTGAAGAACGGGCGATCGACATCCAGCTGGCGCAGATCCGGGGCGACTATGAAATTTTGCACGCACTGGAGGATCAGGAGTTTCTGGAGAGGCAGAAGCTTCTTTGGCAGCAAAAGGGTATAGATCTGCTTGAGGCCGAAAAGCTGGCGCAACTTGATCTTAAAAATCTCGAACGCGCGCGCGCCGATCAGGTCGCACGGCGCCTTGCGGATCAGGCGCGGGAGAGTGAACTGGAGCTGGCACGCCTGCGCGGCGACAGCGATGCGGCGATCCGCGCCATGGAAGAGAATATTCGCCGCCGCGAGCGGGCGGAGGAATTACGCCGGGATTTCGACTATTCGCCCGATGCGGCACGAGGTCAGGCGGAATGGGAAAGCGCGCAACGCGAGCAGGCTGTGCTGCAAGGATCGGTGCGGGATGCATTCCGCAACGGCATACGCGCCGGGCTGGACGGCAATCTGGGCGACTTTTTTGAAACATGGATGAAAGATCGCGCGTTCAACGCCCTTACCGACGTGCTGGACCGGCTGGCGGACCAGATTGCCAATCTTCTGGCGCGCCAGGGTAGCGGCGGAGGCGGAGGCGGCATATTCGGCGCCATCGTCAGCGGCCTCGGAGCTGTCCTGGGTGGCGGCGATCCGCTGGCCGGATCAATTTCTACCGCAAACGCGAACGTGGCAGGTATGGCAGCGACGCTGAACACGCCCCGCCCGCTGGCTGGATTCGCGACGGGTGGGAGTTTTCGCATCAAGGCGTTTCCGGGGGTCGACAGCAATGTCCTGAGCATCAACAGCACGCCGGTGGCGCGGGTCACCGATGGTGAAATCGTGGATATCCAGCGCGCTGGTGCGCGTAACGACAATGGTGGCGGTGGACGCGGGTCGTTCATGTTCGACCTGCGCGGCGCGGTGATGACCGAGGATCTGCTGCGCCAGATGCAGGACATGGCCAATGATGCCGAAGAGAAAGGCGCGGCCAAGGGCGCGGCGTCGGTCTTTGACACCAATAAGCGCACCTATGGGCGCGCGATGCAGGCAGAGCGCTGATGGCGAAGCTGGCGGTCATGCCGCGTGTCGGTGGCGAGGGACTGACGTTCCAGCCCCAGCGTGTGGACTATACCGCGCCCGAGACGAGTGGTGCGATCGGCGGGGTGCAGGCGGGTTGGCCGCGCTGGCGGTTGACGATGAACCTCACCAATCTGACGTTCGAGGCCGCAGATCGGTGGAACGCCTTCTATCGCAGCCGGCGCGGCGCGATGCGCATGTTTCTGGGTTATGACCTGTCCCGCCCCTTCCCGGCGGCGCATGGCGGCGGCTTCGGCAATATGCTGACCGTGGACGGGCAGCCTTTTTTCGGGTCGGCGGGCAACTGGTCGCAGTCGATCGATGATGAAGGCAATGCCCTGCTGACGCTGGAGGATGTGCCGTCGGGCCTGCGGCTGGTCTATGGCGACTATGTCGGTTTCAAATGGGACAGTGCCGATGCGGACGCGGGCGACCATGACCGGCGCTTTCTGGTGTCGGTTGTCGCGGGTGGTCAGGCAGATGCCGCGGGCAGCATCACCATATCGGTCGAACCGTCGGTGCATGACGTCGTGCCTGTCGATGCCATCGCCCATCTCGACAGCGCGATGTGCCTGATGAAGTTGATGGACGACACGCGCATGGGGCGCCGGATCATATCGCATGTCGAGTCCGGCGGCATCATCAGCGCCGTGCAGGTCACGTTACCATGATGCAGCGGACCATGAGGGGGCAGCCATGAAGGATTACGGCCCCGAGGCGCTGGCGGCGCTCGCGCGCGGCGAAGCGATCGTCACCGGCGCGCTCGCCATCTATTGCGACCCGCCCGTGTTCGTCTGGGGCGGGATCGGCCCGACCGATATTGATGGCGACGTCTATCTGGGCCTGGACGATTCGAGCATCGGCGTGAAGACGGGCGGCTCCATCGGCGCCAGCGAGCAGGCGGTGACGCTGACGCTGTCGGGCGTCGCCCCGGAGGTCGCGATCCTGTTCGACGCCGATGAGGTGAAGGGCGCGCCCGCCAAGCTGTATCGCATGATCTATGACGGCAGCGGCAAGGTGCGGCTGGATTGCCGTGTGTTCAAGCGCGGCCGGATCGACGCGGCGACGACGGACGATGTCGTTGGCGGCACATCGACCATCAGCCTGTCGATAGAGACGGCGGCGCGTGGCCTGGGGCGCAGGGGAAGGCGAAGGCGCAGCGATGCCGACCAGCGCACGGTCGATCCGGCTGACGGCTTCTTCAAGCATGTCAGCTATGCGGGCACGAAGATCGTTTATCTGGGCGGCAAGCCCAGTTCGGCGAGCGCCTGATGCGCGATTTCGCTGCCCTGGCGCGCTATCTGGACGCTCGGCGGACCATGCCCTTTGCCTGGGGATCGGCCGCCAATGACTGTGTGAGCTTCTATGTCGGCGCGGTGCGGGCGATGGCGCAGGTGGACCTGATCGGCGCGCGCAGCTGGACGACCGCGCGCGGCGCGGCGCGGGTCATTGCCCGGCTGGGCGGCTTCGAGGCCGCGATCGACGCACATATGCAACGGGTCG